TCTAGTTATTTCAGTTGTATCCGGAACCATTGCAAGCGGACAAGACTCAGAAGACGACAATTCTTATTTCACAAGAGCAAGCACATACTTCCAGTCTTTGTCGGATGGACTCATCACTCCGAGGCAAGTTGAAGCTCATATTCTTTCTAGTTATCCCGTCGTAACAAGAGTTAGGGCCTTGAGCCCTGCCTTGAAAGCTTTGTCGGATTCTTCGCTCTATGACAAAACAGGTATTGACATCACAGACTTTGTTGGCCACCTGCTGGTCTTCATGCTTTCTAGTGGTTCAACTTTTACCGAGCAAGAATCACTTGAAGCAATATCTACAGGAATAGCAGAACGATCGATACCGGGTCTCAGCGTAGATATCAGCAACCCTGTTTTTATAAAAGTAAAGTCAAATAGCGTAATTGAAAAGCTTCCAGGTTTTGACAAAGCGGTCGTGAGAGACAATGTCGTTACAGAGCTCTCCACTAGAGTCAGTCCTGCGGAATGGGATTTTGAAATATTTGATATTTCTAGCGCAATACTTTCATCTTTGGCGATCAAGTACGCGGAAGGTATCAGTTATGTTTACTCAATGGGTCTTGCTGTTAAGGGTTTTAGAGCAGCTGGATCACTCACGCCATTTGGATCAATATATGAATCCGCTTCGGCTGGGTACACAAATATTGTGATATATGATCTTCCATCTACTGAATTTGTAGACAACTCATTCATGCCCACTCGTCAATACAATGCGTCTCAGTCGATTCAAACTGCAAATCTAACCTCTGTTATATATGCTGGAGATTTTGAAACTCCACTAGATATTCCAGAGCTAGAAATTGTCAGAAAAGGTTTTCTTGTTGTCGCAAACGGAACTTCTGGAGAAGATGTAATTCGTGTAAATAGCGGAGAATTCGGACATGCAGAAAGGGCATTCTTGTTTGAGGAAGGTGTTCAAGTTGAGGGAACTGGAATTCAAGACGGAACATACATAGTCTCAGTCGCGCCATACTCAACAGAGTTTTTTGATTTGACTTTGTCTAAAACCATAGTATCCAGCTTGACCGATGATGAATTAACAATTGGAAGTACAACGGCTCTAACTGTTGCTGCTCTTACAGCATCGCTTGATGCGAGCGCGATAAGCCTTGACACAACCGTTAAACTATACGAAATAACTGCAGTTACTTCGCCAATATCAAACGGAGTCTACATGACCCTAGAGCTCGGGGAGGAACACGATTTTGTTGTTGACGATCAGGTGTACATCACAGGACTTCAGCACCTTGACTTTCCGGCCTACAACCCATTTGTTGGAATAAAATCAATTGCCGAAGTGCCAACTTCTACATCTGTAAAAATATTTGTTTCTTACGAGGGTGAAATTGATAATGCATTTGGCGCAAGTGGTGCTTATATATTCCACTATCCGAATTTTTCAATGTCAACGCTGATATTTGATATGGATATAAATTCAGAAGAAGACGAGGCGCTGGACATCACGAACCCAGACTACAACTCGATGATAGAAATGACACACATTGGTTATCTTCCGCAATTGAATTCAAGCGACATAAGCGTAATTGTGAGTGAGTAATGTCTGTTAAAACAACAAATTTAATAGACAGCAGCAATGCTCTTTTTAATACGGAGTCGAATGACTGGACAGCAATAAATGCGTCAACGATTCGAAGCGGAACGGAGATCTATCAACCTACAAAAGATAGGAATGATGATGTTTCTTTAGCGTATTTTGCTTTGGGGATAAACCCAATAAATCACGCAAATTCTTTTGGTGCGGTTTTAAACATTGCAAATCTTGATCAGTCATACAATGGCAAGTACATTCAGGCTCACGTAATGTCCTTCAGCCGTTCAACCGAGACCATTGACTGCAATCTTCAAGTCGACACAACTCTTTCAATAGATGTTAATCCGCCAGTTTCTAGACTCAATACAATTATCGGCGGAAAATGGTCAATAATTAGATCTCGCCCAATACTTGTCCCAGACGACGGGAATACGCATTCTGTTTCATTTATTGTAAACAGTTTTGGTGGCAGTGAAAACCCTTTGTTTATGTCGATTCCAGCAATTATATGCATAGATGCATTATTTGATAATCAATTTGTGTCTAACACCATTATAGATATGCCTAATTTTTACTTAGACCACGACACGGATGATGGAAATGCAGAAAACAATAAAACCTCTTTATTTGCAATACGTAGATTCTTGGACATCGGACTAGCAGACGCCAATGAGGCTTTGCTTATTTATTTAAGTTATATAAGATTTGCTAAAGAAGATGGTTTTGACCCGTCCGACCCCTTGATGCCACTAACGCTGAGAAGCGCTTTGGTAGATCCCCTGCAGGCAGATGCAAGCACTATTCAGTGGCTTGCTCAATTTGCTGGAAGAAACATAGTTGACGCCAAAGACATCTTTGCGTCAAGACTTAACTTTCCACAAACAAATGCATTAATCGACGCAAACGTTGCTTTGACCGAGAATGCAGCGGTGGCTATATCGGTAACTCGTGAATCTGGAGTCGTTAGCACTAATTCCTCTAGCGTATTTTTGCCATTTTACTCTGGCACTGGTGTTGTTAGGGTCCAAGCATCATCTGGTTCTGATGCAACGTTTGAAGGAATATTTATATTAAGAAGCAATGGTGATACAACAAAGCTGTATTGGGACGACGATGAATACGACGCAACTTCAGCATCAACTCTGACGATAACAGAAGTCTCTTATCCGTCAATCGAGAAATACGCTGCTAACCGTCTTGATTTCAGCAGATACCAAGTTGACTCAAAAAACTATGGTTTGAGTTCAGGAACAATAACTTCCCTAGTCAATACGATAAAAGAACTTTTGTCTGGAGAAAAAGAAGTTGTATTATCATACGAAAATCGATGGATAATAAACGTAAAAACAAGAGTAAACGAAACACCTACCTACCTGCTTACGTCAGATCAATTCAGCGTTCTCGAGTCAGTTGTGACTCCGATAATACCTGCTGGGTATGCAATTAACTTCTCGTTGTTGCCATCCAGCGGAGGAGAGAGAATGTCTCTGGATCAAGACCCAGAGGGCAGATTGAATCTGTATGCGCTAGGAAACCCATAAAACTGGTAAAATTGTTCATAACAAAGGAGAGCAAAATGAGTTCAACTTTCATCAAAGATACTGCCGAAAGAGCAGCAAGAACATTCATGCAGGCCTATTTGGGGGCCTGGATTGCCACTGGAGCAGACTACGACGGTCTTGTTGACACGGCAAACCTGAAGATTGGTGTAACTGCTGTTGCACTTTCAATCGCTATGGCAATGGGCCTCAAGAAGGTCGGAGCCAACAAGGATTCTGGTTCAGTTCTTTAATTCAAAGTACTTTACAGCTCGCGCAATACCCTCTTCAAGGCTAATCTTTGGCGTGTAAAAACTCAGCATCTTAGATGGGTCGCAAGCCCTGTACTGCACCCCCTCGGGTGCACCAATTATCCGTTCATACTCAGGAGAGTAACCGCACTCTTTTGCCACTAAGTCGGCTAGTTCATTGAATGATGTTGCTCTACCTAGGCCGAGGTTAACTGGACCTTGTATGTCTTGCTTTACTGCTTCCAGTGTTGCTGCCACGACATCTTCCATATGAATGAAATCTCTGACCTGGTTTCCAGTTCCCCATATTTTAAATGGGTTGTCTTTTTCGACGCCACGCTTTATGAATGATGGGAATGGGTAGTCAAGTGACTGATCTTCTCCGTATCCAGAAAATGGTCTAAACACGTGGACTCTTAGACCTTCTTTTTCAGCATAACCAGCCAACATTTCGCCAGTGAGTTTCGCCCACCCGTAGGTGTAGTCAGGAGATTTTATGTCGTCAAGATCAATGTCTGATTCAACCAAGTGATGTCGCGAGCCGTAACCCTGAAGGCTGATCGGATATGCGGCTGATGATGAATAGTAAACAATTCTTCCCGGCCTAGTCCTTAATGCCCATTGAAAGAGTTCTGAGTCAATCGCCAAATCAACAGCTACAGAAAGCGGTTCACCCTCAATGGTTGCTCTGCCTCCGACTATTGCCGCCAAGTGAATAACCAAGTCAAAATAAGTATCGTCTTTTGCAAAGAATTTACGAGCGTCAAGATTGTTCTTTATGTCAACGCCCACTATGTCGTGGCCATCTAGCGCCTTGTGGAAATATCCACCGACAAATCCAGCATCACCAGTTATTAAAATTCTCATTTGCATCCCCACATTCCGTATATGTATGGTTCTCCAAAAACCGTTGTATCCAGCATGATGAATACATCTGGAACCCAACCAGCATTTTTAAGGAGAGTTTCTACGCCTTGCCTATTCCATGCCCAGTAATGCTCTTCATTAGTGTCGTACCATGCGTCTATTGGGGTTGACAGAACCAGAGTCTTTGATTTCTCTCTTATTAAGGACAGCACCATGCCTGGATCCTCGACGTGCTCGATGCTTTCCGAACACACATAGACATCAACATTTGGTATTTTTAAAATGTTTTTTTCTAAGGGCCCAGAGTATTCATAGGTTTTAGCAAAATCACCAAGAATCGTATTGTCAAGATTAAGTGATTTAGCTATTAATCCATTCCCACAACTCAGGTCCGCTACCGACTTTGCTTGAGCCTGATACGCCATGTCTTTGAGTAAAGATATTGTCGTGTCAACCCTTATACCGTGACCACGCCCGTAAATCTGATGGTCGTGCGGTGTCGAGTAAATTTCCCTCAATTTTTTAGCAGAGTGAAATTCTCTCAGTTTCTTTATCATCTGTAAACCGTCATGTCGTGACCTCTTGTCTCTATTGCACCTACTGCTTCTGGAAAATGTATAGCTATGCAATCTTCTCTTACGTATGTTGCCGTATTCATGTAGTGAATAGCATCATGATGGAAAGATGGGTCGTCTGACATGTTTTTATCCATATCCCATCTCCAACGTATTCCCGAAAAAATGCTTCTATCCATGAATATTGCGGCAGCAGAAGCCATCGCATCCATTACCGGATATGGATACTTTTCAACAACTGGACCACGTAGCCCGTAAGTTGTTATGTATGGAGCACACAACGGATGATTCATTTCTAGCATTTTTGGCAAGATTTCATCTGGCGGCATGCAATCGGCAGCCATAAAAAGCATATGCGTGCATGCAGGGTTTGACATTGAAAAATCATTGCATAAATTCTGACCAACAACAATATGCCTAACTCTGTTCTTGGTATTTACTTCAGTTCTACCGTCGTCAAGAGAGTAGGTCCAGTACGTTCCACCAATTGATTCAAGTCGATCAGTAAATGGCTTAAAAGGCTCGATTCCTCTTGAGTCAATTTGTATTGCTGCGAAATACTGAACATCTGTCCAGTCCCCAAAATGCTGATAATTCTCTTTCACTTTTTCTGCATTCTTCATCCACGAACCCCAATGGTCTTCGTTATCCATGACGAATGCTGCGACTGTTGTGCATATTGTTATCATGAGTTTCTCCTATATGTTTTCCAAAATATATTTCATTGTGGCGTTCCAGTCTTTGCCTCTTTCCTCCATTGAGAAATTTTGCAATAGGCTTGAATTGTGAGTGGCTTCATCTTTCCTTATTGAAGGAAAACGTAGTTCATCTAGGTGGTATATCCAATCTTCCTGTGTCTTTGCAATCCTGCCAATTCCAAGATCTGCTAACTCTTGATATTCTGGGGAATAAGAAGAAATAAAAGGTATCCCCGAAGCAGCGTATTCAAGTCCTTTTATATAAGACTTTGCATGGTTGAAAGGAATGTCATTTAGCGGAACTATGCCTACATCTATTTTACTAAAAAGCTGTGGATAGTCATATATTGGAACTAGGGGGTAGGTTTTTACTGCATCTTCGTTGATACTTAGCTGGCTAGCGGCAGTGGGCGCTCCATTTTTGGTGTGCCCTGAGTGAATAAAGTTTGCTTTTCTAGAATTCAACCAATCACCCAAAAATGGTGCCATGATTTCTAGGTCTCCAGATCTCCATGGAGTTGCACCCACCCAGCCAACATTGGTTCTGTGTGCGTGCAGTCTTGGAACTTTTTTCTTCCATCTAATATTTTTCGTATCAATATCAATACCGTTTTTAACTAGAAATACATTTTTCCGTTTTTGCGAATAATAATCAAATAAAAAATTTGTAGAAGTGATAACAGCATCTGCTTGCATTATTATTTGAGCGTAAATATCTCTATTGTTTTCAGGATTCTTTTTTGGATCGGTAGATTCATAGGCCTTATTGCTTGGGTGCAGTCCTTCAAACCAATCATCAATGTCAACAACAATTTTTTGACCAAGCGCCTGAGCCAAAGGCATTGCTTCAAGCGCATCGCGGCTCATTATTAACTTAAAAAAAACAATGTCCCATCCATGTATTGCTTGCTTGTCCCCTGTCAAGATGCCAAAACCCTTGTCTTTACTGAACCCAGGAAGACCCATGGAGGTTACCCATCCGTGCTTTTGCAGTTCACGTGACGGCAGGGCGCATCTATACCATGCGCAGCCGTTTGGTTGCAGGGGGTCAGTACCCCATGCCCAGTCTGTTGTCAGATAACCAATGGTTGATCTTTTTTTCAAGTTATTCACTCCAATGGAATATATCACTCATGACAATGTAAATAGATTCACAGATTTGTTGCAATCAATTACTTCTCTCAAGCAAGCGGTTTCTAATCTACAATCAATGATGGGCTTATTCGGGAGATATTAATGATTGCTGGAGTTTACAACATTACTTGCCAACAGGGCTCGACTTTTGACACGCTTGCCACTTTGCGCTATCCAG